ATTCTTAATAAAGCATCTAAATTTGTTTCTGTTCCTTCGAATTCTTCATTTAAGTCTTCTGCAACTTCTACAACATCTCCAAGAATATCTTTAAATTTTTGAATACCATTAGGTCCACTAGCTAATTTTCTAGCAAGTTCTAATCGACCTTCTTCTGTTTTCAGAAGGCTTAAAGTGTCACGATCTATTCTTGCGGTATGTTTAAAATGTTCATTCAATGCTCCTGAAATCATTTCATCACGAGCTGCCTTTTCATTTTCTACACCTTGGAATATAGAAAACTGAACTTTTAGAATCTCCATTAGTTCTGCTCTTTGCTCTTTAGATTTTTTAGTTGAACTCCCAAGAGCTGATTTATACTGCTCAAGAGTTTCAAGAACAGGAGCAAGTTGTTGTTCTAATCCTGCGTCTTTAATCATTCCAATCATTTTTGTAACTTCGCCAATGTCTAGGTCTTCTCTAGCGAAGAACCCTTCATCTAAATCAACAACATCTGCGAATAGTGTATTAAATGCTTTCGGTAATTTATCAGCACTACTAACTATTGCATTGAACACATCTTCTCCAAGCATTCCTTTTTTGACACCTTGTTCAACTGCTTCTTTTGTTGCTTCAGGTAAGTTAGCTAAGAAATCTGTCCATTGATCTTTTGTTATAGGTTCTGCTTGAAAACCTTTTGTTAAGTCAACTTTAAGCGAATTAATAATTTCATCAACAGCTCCAGAAACTTCTTCTGCATCTTTGATATCGTCTCGATAACTTTTAACAGCTTTTCCTATTAGTGCTAATGCACCTATGACAAGACCTGCAACTCCTGTAAATTTAAGAGCTACCATCATAATTTTTCCAAACACAGCAGCAAAACCTGAAGCAGCTACAGCTGATTTAGCAAATAGTGCCGACAATAAACCAAGAACTCCTACAGTACCCGCTAACAAAATAGGCATCTCTCTAAACATTTCAGCCATTGCTTGAAGAATTGCAACGAAACCAATTACTGCATCTAATACAATCTTAAGAGCAGGTAAGAATATTTCTCCAAAAGTTATCGCAGCTGCATTAAGAGCAGATTTGATCTGTGTTATTTTCATAGAAGCAGTTTCGAATTTTTGTGCTGCCTCATCGTTCAAAGCATTTTGAGTTATAGCTTGTTCATTAGCCCTCTTCCTTGCTTCGGTTAAACCTTCTTCGTTGTTCGCTAAAGAAAGTAAAGCTCTTTGTACACGAATAGTTCCTAATCCTAAGTCTTCTAAAGTTGCTGTTGTAGATCTTCCCTCTTCATTCATAGAGTTAAGACCACCTAAGAATATTTGTGCTGCTTCTCCTATATCAGTTTCTATCAATCTCCTAAACTCATTTATGTCCATTCCCGCTGTTTCAGCAAAAACTGACATTTCTTTTCCACCAAGTTTTGCTGCGTCAGAGAGGTTTAAGAATAATTTACCGAGAGCAGTAGCACCTGCCTGGGATTGCTGACCTGTCTCTCTCATTGCTGCTGAGAAAGCAAGTATCTCTTCTGTGCTTAAGCCAACTAGGTTACCTGTCGCACCAAAGTTTTGTGCAAGAAGAATTATCTCTCCTTCTGTTGCTGCTGTACTGTTTCCTAGTTCAACAAGTACTGCTGCATATTTACCAATAGCATCTGTTTGTTCATTGGTAACATTAAGAAATCTTGCCATTGAGGTTGCTGCTTGTTCTGCAGACATATTTGTAGCTGTACCTAATTTGGCGACAACTTCTGTAAAACTAGAGATATCATCTGCTCCGATACCTAACTGTCCACCAACTGCTGCAATTCCTGCAAGTTCCCCTGCCATGATTGGTATTTCTGTTGCTAGACGAAGAATGTCATCTGATATATTTTTAAAGACCTGCGGATCCTGAACATCGTTCATGGTCTTTTTTACATTTGCGAATTCATTTTCGAATTTGACTGCAGCTGCTGCACCACCAGCCATTGCTAAAGCAAGACCAGCTAAAGTAGCCATTGCTGCAGTACCTGCTGCTGCGTTTAAACCTCCAACGAATTTGGATATTGTTTTAGAGGCGTTTGTACCAAATGCAGATAGTTGAGATTGAGCTTGTTTTAAAGAAGCTTTCGCTGCAACTAATATACTAAAGTCAGCCATCGGTTATACTCCTAAATCATTCATTGCGACATCAAGAGAAACTTTTGTTTTTTGTTTATTTTTTGTAAAATCGGATTCTTTTTCATTTCTCATTTTCATTTCTTCATACATTTCTGCATGGTAAGGGGCATAAAAAGCTGATTCTTGAGAAACTAAAGAAAAAAGTAATACCTTGAATTTTCTCCACGATATGGACAATGGGTCTAACTTGTAGAAGCGATGGAAGTCCGACTCTACTGACGAAAATCTTTCTAAGACATCGTTAGTAGAGATACTTATTTTGGGCTATCAGGATCCTCATCGTCTGCTTCTCCACCAACCGCATTCGGGTCAGGGATAACAGCATATTGGACTAATAACCAATTAAGTAGCTCTTCCAATTGTTTCCAAGAGACTTTATTCTCCATCATATCCTGTAGAATTTCTGCTCCGAGGAGCTCTTCTAAGAATTTACCTATTTGTTTTGGATCAGGCTCGCCTGCATCGTTTAATATTGCAAGCTGACCTAAAACCACACTAGCTGGTAGCTGTCCAGGAATACTATATTTCTTTCCAGCTACCTTAAACTCTAGCTTTTTTTCAACCAGCTCTTCATAAGCCTTATCGAAATCCATAAAATCTGACATAACTCTCCTATCTTAGAAACTGTAATTAAACAGTATCTATAACTTTAAATATGTTGCTAAATGGTGCATCACTATTAGGTTTCAACACTTTATATTCGACTGTGATTGTTACCTTTTGTGGTGCTTTAGCATGAACCATTGAGAAAGCCCCAATGTTCACTGCTCTAGGAACTTGAATGTCCCTAACTTTTCCAGAACCAGCTTCATCTGTTCCTGGTGCATTAACTCTTAACAATAGACCATACTCTAAGAATGAATCTGTTGCTGGTGGAGTTAATGTTGAATAACCTTCTTCTGGTGCAGAAGTAGCGATTGTTCCACCTGCCATAGCGAGTTTTAAGTTCGCTAATGAGGCCTGTGCAATTTCGCCTGTTACTCTAATTTCTTGTGCAGTTTTGATTGTCTTAATTGGATCAATCTCTTCTGCAACCATGACATCTTCAAATGTCTTGTCATATTCTAATGAGAATCCACCCTCAGAATAACCTATATCTGTCCAATACGAACTGTCTGGACCTGCTGAAGGATTTGATGGGAATGTCGCGTTAGGACTTACACCATTCAAATCTGATTCAAGTACAGTATATAGAGTACCTGTTCCGAGTAAAACCTCTGTAATACTTTGTGCCATTACTTATACCTACCTATAACTTATGAGGAACTTGTCATTCCTCTTCTTCTATTACTAAATCGGCATCCTCAAGTTCAAGCTCTTCCATCTTATTTTTGTCATCTCTGACAAAGTTTTTTACCTCTCCCATACCTTCTTCTTGCTCTATAAAAGTCGGAAGTAGAGTATCTCCCTGCTTGGTTCCAGCTTCTTTCATCCTTTTCCAATCGGCAGATGATACTTCTACCCAATCTTTTCCAATGATAAGATCGAGTTTTTCATCTCTTATAGCGTCAAAATCTCTTATGTAAGGGTTTAACTTAATTTTTTTCATTACGCTTCTCCATAATACATACCTACATTTACAGTATAGCGTGCCAAATCGTTGTCTGTATTATCTATCCTGTATGGACCTTGTATTGGATTAAACCCATGTACTCTTCCATCTTGTCCTGTTATTGAGTATTTTTTACCTGGAAAATCAAATGCACAACGAACAAAGGCATTAGCTAATTCAAATGCTTTTGCGAAATCAGGAGTTCCTTTGTTGTCGTCTGATCCATACTTACCTGCATAACAATCTACATCAATACTTGCTAACCATAAAGGGGCACCATTTATATTTTCTGCAGTTGCTGAATTTAATAATATAACAGCAAAAGGTAGTGTTGCATTTGAAGGCAGCCTTGTAGCTATTCCTGTTCCAACAATATCGGATATTAAAGTTTGATCTAGAGCCCAAGTTCTAAACAATACTTCTGAATCTGGTAAATTAATTGCCATTACTTAGCTACCTGTATTGGACCTGTAAATATTTTGTTGTTATCATAAGCCTCTTTAAATGGGTTAGTTCTAAATTTACCACCGAGGAATGTTTCTACATTATATTTTGGTGTCTCGTGATATATTTCGTATAACGCTCTTCTAACCATAGCACCTTTATTGGTGTTCTTCTTTGACCTGTCAAAAGGACCTCTATTATCGTTATTATAATAACCACCAAAGAAAGTATCTCCATCAGGTCTAGGGCCTGTGACGCTTCTTAAGAATTGGAATCGTTTAGGAATAGGAAGTAAAGCATCCATGAATCCTGTTTCTTTGTTAAAGCCTTTATTTATACCAAACTCTACAACCCAAGGATAAGGAACATTTGGATCAGGCATAGGTTGTACATTACCAATTTTTATCAAATAGTCTCCTGTATCTCTAGAAGAGTTAGATCTTGTTTTTCTCATTACAAGAGAGTTGATTAGTCTATCACTATCACGCGGAGTTTTTTCTCCTATTTTTTGAAAGATATATTTTGCTAATACTTCAGCTCTATCTTCAGATTGCATATTCATTCTATCGAAGTTAGCAATCATTCTTGTAGAGACTGCACCTGGTCTTAATTTTTTGACCATTCTATCTAAAGTTATTGTTGCATTAGCACCAACAACAGACCTAAGACTACGAGTTCCAATATTACCAAAATAACTATGACCTGCGGGAATAACACCTATAATTTTACCTGCAACTTTACCACCTACTCTTCGCATAGCTCTTTCTCCTACACCTGCAACCTTAAATCTATCTGTTTTCTTTTCAAGAGTATTTTTTAAAGCATTGAAGTCTCCAATAGACCTACCTAAGGCTAAGTTGTATCTGTTAAGTTTTCCAAATACAGGAAGAGGTAAAATACTTTGTGCATCTTCTAGTGCTAAAGAAAGTGTATAAACAAAGCTTCTTGTATCATTCAAGTCTCTTGGTAATTCGAATTTATTTATTTCTGAGTCTGTATAGATTAAATACCTATTCATAGCCCTGTGAGTTTTTGTTAATCTAAAACTTCTTAGAGACCTACCAATAACTGCTTGTTTTATCTTTGGTTTAGCCATTAGTAGCCACTCTGAACTATTAGCTGTTTATAGAATGAATTACCAAATCTATCTTTGACATTTTTTACACCAATAATATTCCATTTTTTTGAATCGTATACGATTCTATCTTTAGTTGTTACATCAGTAACAGCAGGAACAGTGATTCTTAATGTTATTAAATTTTGCAATAAACCATCAGTGTTTTCTTCTGTAGTGTCTCCTGAAAAAACTACTCTTGCTTGAACATTTGAAGAACTTGATGAGAATGCAGTACTAATATTACCTCTGTCATCAAGTGTTTCGGTTCCTGAAAGTCTTTCTATGTCAATTGATTCGTTTAATAAAGCTGTTGTTAATTGTGGCATAAATTAATTATAACATTAAGGAATAGCCCAGATAAAGAAAATAGTCGGTGTCCTGATAAAACCTTCACTTTCGTGAAACTTTAAACACCGACCACTTTCAAATCAGATAGTATATTAATACTAGCCGAATACTTGTTGATTCTCTACTGTTGTGGGAATATTGTCTAAATCTTTTTTAAGATTTATAAGACCTTCATCATAAGCTTTTTTCTTCCAATCTCCTAAAAGATTAAGTTCAGCTCTTCTTTGCATATCATTTTCTATAGAGTTAGCTTTAACAAATCTATTTTTCCATTTTGAATACGCTTTACCATAATGAATACAATTGTATTGAAGTCCTGTACTTGTCTTTCTTGACCTGTGAAAAAAACTTGCAGGTAGCATTCCTGCTTCTCTATATATAGAACACTTCTTTTCTTCTACAGTTGCTTCAGGAGTGTTTCTTTTATTGTAATAATACTGAACTTGTTTTATGTCACACTCTTTGCATTTGAGCATAAGTTTATCTCTTCCAAATTTTGATTTATAAAATTTTGATACAGGCAACACTGTCTCGCAGGAATTACACATTTTAGTAGTAGGGAAGTAAGCATTCTGATAAGCTAACTTCAAAGCTCTGTTTACTTGTCTCCGAAGTTCATCATTTTCTTTCATCCATTTTTCTAATGTTCTTATTCCAAAGTTTGGTATATGAGTAAATAATCCTGCGTTTAATATTCCATTACTGTTTTCACAAGCAGCAATAACTTTACCGAATAACTCATGATCAAAAGCTTTAACTGTTGGAAGACCAAATCTAAGTCTGAACTGTCTAACTCTTTCTCTTGAAACTCCCCATTCATTACCCCATTCTGTATTGGTTTTAAATGGTTCTTGTTGTAAAAAACTTACTATTTCGTTTTTTGTTAATTTTTTTGGTGTGTATGTTTTACTTTCCAAATTTGCTCTCCTCTATTAGTATTAAAAAGTTTAACATATCCTTGCACAATTGCAAATTTTATGTTTATAATTAAGTATCAGATAGAAGAAGGAGATATTTTGGTAGAAATACCTTATGTCGATACTGCACCTGCTTTTGAGGATGAGATAATCCACAAAGGAGAGTTTATGATACATGTGAGGTGGAACCCTTATATGAGCTCTCACGAAGCAGATGTGTTCAAAGTTAAATCTGTAGGTACTAAACAAAGTTATGCTTTGATCGGTACAGGGGCAGGTAAGTCTAAAAAACTAGCTTTGGCAGACGCAGAAATGCTTATTATAGACTAACTATCAAAAACAAAGGAGAATATGATAGCTGAATGTATGCTATTTTTAGCAAGTTTTTCGCCTCCCTTAGTAGGCACAGAAACTGAATTTATCAATAAACATTTAGAATGCAGACAAGAAATACCTCAAAAAATGAGTCAATATTCTGATTTATACCTTCAACATTTTGATTTTGAAAATATTGATACAGCAGTAAGAATTGGGTGGTGCGAAAGCAGGGGAAAAGATACTGCATATCGTGAGGACAATTCCGATTCAGGCGTTATGCAATTTGTTCCTTGGACCTGGAATTGGGTTGCTGAGGAGTATGATCTACCTAGGTGGAATGAGTGGGTAGTCCTGTATCATGGGCAACCATATACAGGTCCCACTTCCAAAACAAATTTTGGTTTTGAATTCAAAAAAGTACAATTCACTCCTTATTACAACATTTTATTTGCCTCTATACTTGCAGAGGATATCTATGGAAAAATCCAATGGAGAGATTGGTCTTCAAGCGAGTGGTGTTGGTCTAATGTAGTTGAATGGGAGAAAAAATGGAAAAAAGAAGAAAACATGTAACCTTTTTTACTTTGGAGTTGTCTAATTAGTATGATTGAATTTCCAAATAAAAAATATAAAATAATTTACGCAGATCCTCCATGGTCTTATGACGATCCCTCTAAGAATAGAGGAGGTGCTGTTAGACATTATCCTACAATGTCTATTGATGATATTTGTAACTTACCTGTAAAAGATATAGCCGATGACGACTGTATTTTATTTTTATGGACAACATTTCCTAAATTAATAGAAACAATACCTTTATTTGAAGCATGGGGTTTTACATACAAAACTAATGGATTTACCTGGATTAAAAAAAACAAAGTATCCACTGATACAAACTTTTGGGGAATGGGTAGGTGGACTAGATCTAATGCAGAAATATGTTTGATTGGTGTTAAAGGTAAACCGAAAAGATTAAGTGCAGGGGTTCATAGTGTCATAGAAAGTCCTATTGAAAGACATTCAAAAAAACCTGATATAGTAAGAGAAAAAATAATAGAACTTGTTGGAGACCTTCCTCGAATAGAATTATTCGCTAGGAATAAAAGTGATGGTTGGGATACTTGGGGTAATGAATCGTGAAAATAGGAAGTTTATTTAGTGGTATAGGTGGTCTTGATTTAGGTATAGAAAGAGGTCTTTCTGACTTTGGTGCTGAAACTGTTTGGCAAGTAGAGTTTGATGAGTACTGTTGTTCTGTTTTAGAAAAAAGATTTCCTAGATCACAAGTTATTAACAAAGATATTAATGAAGTAAAGTTTGAAGACTTAGAACCTGTCGATATGCTTATCGGTGGTTTCCCTTGTCAGAGTTTTAGTTACGCAGGTAACAGGAAAGGAATGAGTGAAGAAGATGAACGAGGAATGTTATGGTATCAGTTCGAAAGAGCCATTAGCGTACTTAGACCAAAATGGGTTGTGGCAGAAAATGTCAGAGGACTCCTCACAGCCAAAGACGATCAAGGAAACAAAGGAGGAGCTTTCGCAAGAGTTGTTTCTTTCCTTTCCGATAGCGGGTATAGTGTTGAATGGCAAGTTGTATCAGCAGCCTCGGTTAATGCCTCGCACCTTAGAGAAAGAATATTCATCGTGGGAAACTCCGAACACTATGGATTACTTGAAACCGAGAACAGGGGAAGCTTTGGAGAACGCTCTTTATCGTGGAGACAAATCCAAGAAGAGCAAAAGAAAAAGCACAGGGAACCTGAGGGAGAATCCAAAATTGTGGTCAACACCAAGAGCGAGTCAGGCCTCGAAGCCTATAAACAAACAAGCTCCATCAGTGAAAGCAGGGAAACATGGATCGACTCTAGAGCAGGACATGGGGGAGAGAAATCCAAAACTTATTGGGAAAAGATTGAACAGCCAATGGGTATCACTACTTATGGGTTTCCCCGCGGATTGGCAGGAGATTTAGGATTACCCAACTATTGGGGTTATAGCAACGACAATATGTGGAGAACTCCAACCTTAGCTGATTCAAAGAATGACGCTTTAAAACACGCGACAAAACTACTTCAAGGAAAAGACAAAAGAAGCTCAGGACAAAGAATACAAGTTGCTTTAGCTGACCAAGTAGCAATATCTGAGATTATAGAAAATCCTGAATTGTTTGAACAATACAAAGATCATTTAATGGTAAGAAGAGATAATTTGCCTACTCAAGAAGAGTTTGTAGATTACTTGAGAACTGTTACTTCAGCAAAACAATTATTTGATAATACTGAAGGTATAAAGAAATCTACTATTGAACATTGGTTTAGAAGAGATACCTCAGGTTTTAGTTATCCAAGTATTGAAGATTGGGAAATGATAAAACCTTATTTAAGTCCTTTGAAATTTGATAAAGAACTTACAGAAGTTACTGATATTGAATGGAAAAGAGATAAGTGGCAAACACCCTTAGTTTCTAGTAGTAGACCAAGCACAACAAGAATAGCTAAAGGTATAAATCCAAAAGGTCAACTTTCAGAAAACCCTGGAGTCTATACAGAAGAATATCTTATAGAGCCTTGGGAAACTGTTCCAAGAACAATAGAAAATGAAGAAGACAGAATAAATAAAATCAAAGCACTAGGAAATGCAGTTGTTCCTGCCTGTGCTGAATTTGTTGGTATTTGCATTGCGAACTCTATAAAGTTCGGTATACTTGTGTTTGATAGTATATATGAAAGAGAGAACAAAAAATGAACAGATTAGAGCGTAGAGCTGCGAAATCAAAAAAGAAACACAGATATCAGGGGATAAGTAAGACACAAGTCCTACACCCAGGTGTCATAGATAGATAAATGAAAATAAAAATTATCTTGAACAGTGGTGGGGAATTTGTAGATATACATTTTATAGATCCACCTATTCACATTCCTATGGATGTAGAAATAGTTCACGAAGATGATCTTGAAGCAGAGGAAGAATAAATGATTAGTACATTAATAATTGTCATGGGTATGACAAGTTGGGGGCAAATGGCTCTTGAAATGAGTATCCTCGCAGACATGATGCACAATATGGGCAACCAACAAGAAGTAGTTTACAACTATTGGTGTGATGGTGTTAGGTGTGATGAGTATGGACACGATGGTTACGAAGGAATACCTGAAGACTGCACTACTGAAGAAGAGGAAAATGGATCATGTGGTTTCGGTTTAGTTCAACCATAAATAATTTATTAGATTCGTTCATAGAAAGAGCTATGTTTAGCTATGAATTGTGGAAATGGGAGAAAGATAAAAGAAGCGAAGGATTTCCTAAAGAATGGTTTGAAGAAGAGTAATTAAAACTGTACTTTTCTTTTGGCTGCTTTACTTGCTTTTTCTCTCATAGATGGAGAAACTTTAGAAGGATCAGTATTCCAATCAATGCCAACAGTTCCATAGAGATTAACCCTAGAGCTAATTTGTCTATTAGATAATGCTTTACATTTTTCACATTTGATTTTAGGTTCATCGTGTATTGAGTGTTGTACTTCGAATACATGTTCACATTTAGAACACTTATAGTCGTAGCGAGCCATTACTTCTCGAAAGATTTACAGATTTTTAAGTAAAGATTTACTAAATCATCTGCGTCTTGTACTAAGTTAATTCCTTTTATTCTCATGTAATTGAATTGTTTTAGTACTGCTTCCTTGAATTGCTCGTCATCAATTAATTCGTTGACAGCATCTTCACGCTTTGTCCCATCAGGGAATTTTAATTCGCTCATTAGTCTAGTATACCTGCCGAAGTGAAGTATTGCCTCTTATACTTACTTAGGACTTTTCTATCAGCATCTTGTAAAATATCTGCATTAAGCTGATCTAATACTGATTCATAAGTTACCTGGTAATCTCCGATACCTTCATTTCTTACTAGTTGAAATTTACTATCTACTGAATTATCGGATATATTCGTATTTACAGTTCCTGTGCTTTGTTGAGAGGACAAAGATAGAGCTGAGACGATAAGTCTTCCTGTTGCTCTTGCACAAATATATTTTAAATCACTTGGGATATCTTCTGCTGAAGCTTCGCTATCTGAATAGCCTGCTGTATAAACAACAGTAATGTTTTGTAATCTAACTGCTGACCATTTTTCTTTTCCAACTTTTCTCAATCTTCCAAGTTTGGAATAAAGAACATAGTCGTTTGAGTTTCCCTCTGTTAATGCGTTGCCATCTTCTGTTACAGAAGTAACTGATACTACAGGGGATCGACTTAAAAATAAGTCTTCTGTTTTATCGCCATCAAACTTTTCAGTGATACTAGCTGTGTAGTTTGGGTTGTATCCAACGAAGTTTGCAATAGCGTCTTCCACAGTCGGAATTAATAAATTCGTAACTGTAGTTTCGTCAGTAGAGCCTAAATCTACACCAAGTACTTTCTCGACATCAGATACTGTACATAGTGCCATTTAGGACCTACTTATCTTCTGTGTCTTTTGGTTTTACAGCTTTATTTTCTACTTTTTTCTTTGGAGCAGCTTTTTTCTTAGCAGGAGCTTTTTTCTTCTCGCCCCAACCTTGCTCTTTAAGCCATGCTGTAGGATATTCTTTACCTGCTTTAGCAATTAAAGAAGCACCTGATTTAGGAAGATCAGCAAAGTCGCCTTCCCAAATTTTTCCATCGCTTAATTTCCAAATACTTTTCTTTGGTTTCATAAAATCTGACATAATTTTCCTTCTTTTAAAAATTGATTTAGTTCGTAAGGGGCAGGGTTACTACCCCTTACATAAACTAATTAACAACTATTCCTTAGAATGCTGTTATTTTGTGGAAAGCAGCTTGCCTGTAAACAGGGAAACCGACTCTCATTGTTGCTCTAATAGCTAATTGATTTTTAACAAAGAAATCGCTATGGCTATCTGAGATTGCCAAATCGATTCCATTTCTCATCACAACTTGAGCAGCATCGCCACCACCGAACTTACCAACAAGAACAGTGTTCTCTGGTATAGCTGTGGTTGCAACAACTTTAAGTCCCCAAATGGATGCAACAGGTGCGTTGCCCATAGCTCCTGAAGCTATGAAAAGAGGTACATTAGCTGCATATCCTGCAGTAGCATCTCCAGCAAATCCTGTTAAGTCTGTTACGACTGCATTCCAATCATTTGGGTGCATAACAATTGCGTCTGGCTCTACGAAAGCATTTACACGAATATCGGTAATTGCTCCATAAAGTGCTCCAATTCTACCTAAGTTTCCTGAGTAGGAACCGAAAGCAGTTGAGCCAACGCTAGTTTTTCCAGCGTCTAATAATCCTTCTAAGTTAGGTGCAGTACCATCTCCAGAGAGAAGTTGGCTGTCCAAACGAAGTTTGATCATTGTTTGTAATCTTGAGTTTATGTATCCTTGAATACCAGAAACATCTGACAATAGTTCATCAGTTACAGGCAAGAAAACGCCCATTTTTCTGATGGATTCTGATTGCTCAGTGAAGGCTAATGCACCTTCTCCTACAGTCGCACCTTCAGCAGCTTCTGCTGCGTTGTTTGTGAATGTAGTTTCTTCAAGATAGCTATAAGCATTTTGGTCTGTTTCGATTTGATCGAAAAGACTAATAACGCTATTAGGGTCTCTTAAAGCAGATTCCAATATACCAGGTGCTCTTAGAACCTCTGGTGGATATCCTGTTGTGGTTAAAGTAGTTTTGTATTCTAGTGGGCTAAAGTTAGCTTTAGAATCAATACCCTTTACACCATTGCTCTTGTAGTTCTTGTAAGCGTCTGTGTTAACAAACTGACTTCCAATATCCATTGGAGCAACTTTTTCCGATTGATAAGCTTGTTCTGCAGGCTCTGAGTCTATTTCCATAGCTTTCTCATTTTTTGCCTGAGCAGATTTAAGATTTACTTCTTCTACAAGACTAGCAAGTTCTTCATTTCTTTTGGAAATTGCCTCTTTTTGATCAGAGGTGTACTTGCCATTTTCGTCTGCAGCTTCGAAGAGTTCTTTCATTTCTACTCTTTTAGCAGCAAGCTTTTCTCGGAGATCTTTAATATCTGACACGATATTCTCCTTTTTATCTAGCTTAATTTTTTTATATTTCGTCTATTTCTTGTTCAGCTATAAGAGATTCTGTCATTTGAACTTGAGCTTGAAGTATGACTTCATCAATTGAATCATCTACTTCTTCCTCAGTTGCATCTTCGGAAACTTCTTCCTCTTCAACTACTTCAACTTCGACTTCTGCTTCTTCAATTTCTACATCTTCTGTAATTTCCTCAGATACTTCTTCGGAGACTACTTCAGTTGCTTCTTCTTCAGTAACAGGAGCTTCTTCTTCCATAGCTTCAATTTCATCAGTGACTTCAGGTACTTTACCCACTTGAGATATAACTTCATCAAGTTCTTCCCAAGCGTCATTCAAATCATCTTGAACCGCTCTTAATGCTGTTGTCGCTTCTTTTGACAATTTCCTACCATCCTTTTCTCTCAAGATACCAATAGCTTTGGTTCTTGAAATTAAGTCATCTAATGCTGCAAGCACATCTTTGACTTCTTCAGAGAAACGCTTTCCTGTCATGCTGGAATCGCTCTTTGAAATTTCTAAATCTTTTTCTTTTTCTTTTGCACACTTACCTGAATCGTTGTAGTCGCAATTGCCATAACCTTTTTCATCTTCAGTATTCTCTACTTCAACATCAGCTTCTTTACCTGCTGACATTTTTTCATAATCTTCGTGTGTTTTACAAGGCATAAAGTAAGTAGTGCCATCTCTATCAACTGAGTGTGAACCTTCACAACCCAATTCTTTTGCACGAGTGACAGCTTCTTCTTCTGTAGTAAAGTGATCTTGCATTAAAGCAACAGGTTCTTTTACTTCTTCAGTTGCCTCGCTTTTTGATTCGTATACTGTATCTTCGCCTGTTTTGATTGCGAGGGTATAGGTCTCTTGGTTTGCACCAACTAAGACAGGGGATACTTCGTATACTGTGAGGTCTTTAAGGAATCGAGCTTGTGTTTCGGAATCATCTTTTTGAACTTTTCCTACTTCAGAATCATTGACTCTAAATCCGAATGACCACTGTTGTAAGTCGCCCATTGATTTGACAAGATTGTATGCTTCTTTCCCTGCTTCGGTCTCCATGAAAAATGAGCCTTTAAATACTGCAGAGTCTTCTTTCTCTTCTATGACTCCTTTACCGATTGGTTGATCCCACTTGTGAGCAAAAACCATAGGGACTTGATTATTAGCAAATCCTGATTTGACAGCACCTGGGACTACTACATCTCCATCGCTATCTACATTGTTGTAAACTGAAAAGACAGCTTCAACTGAACCTTTTTCTTCTCCATCCTCTTTGATGGAAAGATCAAAACTTTTGATTTCTTTATCCATTAACCTATACCTCTTCTTTATATTAATACTGTTTACTTGACAGTATCAACTTAATTGTCTGTACTATTTAGTTTAACACTTTGATTTACGATCTGTTCAGCTTTCTTATTCCGAGCATCGTCTTTCTTCTTTTGCTCGTTAACTATTTTCTTCATAGCTGATACTCCAGACTTAGTAACTCCGCCCCACTTCATAACCGCAATGGTTCCATTGAGTCGGGTGTTACCTTGATGTCTGTTCATAAATGCTTCTCTTCTTTTTACCCACGATAGTACTGAGGCACTTCGGTCTCCTGCTTTGTATTTAGTCCAATTTCTAAAAGCGTCATTTCCTGTGAAAGAAGTAGGTGGATTACCTCCATTACCTGCTCTCCTCCATATCTTTGGATAGTTTTCTTTTAGATTTTTTATGTAAGCGTAATCAGGGAACTGTCTAAAGTCTGAATTACTTAGACTGATCTTTTGATTATCGCCTGCATTTGGAAAATTTGTTTGGTCGCCTGGTGCTTTATCGTCTTTTCTAAAGTCTGCAATTATTCTTAATTTAGAGATTGGTTGCACGACTGACCTGTCAGTTATTTTGTGCGTACCATCTTCCATAATTGCCCAAACCATCATTGTTGCAGTTTCTTTTTCATTATTGACTGAAGTTACAATACCATGAATAGTTGATGGTGGATCTGGATCTTTATTAATTGACCAACTAACAGCATCTCCAATCTTTACAGAGTCTGCTTTACTATTCTCAGCTTCTGTTTCAAAGATTCTTTCATTAAGAGTTTCTGCTTCCTCTAATGATACTTTTAATTCGTCAATCATATCTGTTGACTTTGAACTTTTAGGATGTCCTGCAGGTAACAGATCTAAATCAAATGGTTTTCTAGGGAAAGAACCATTTAGTCCTTTTATAAACGCGTTAACCCTGGCTATTCCCCATTGGGTTGCACCTGTAACATTACCTCTTACTGAAGCTGGGTTAGTCCTGTATGCACCAACACCTCTTCTAAATACAGCCGATAACATTCTGTAGTTAGCTTTAAATTTAGGATTTTTTGAATTATGTTCTGTTACTTTTTTTTGAAGAGATTTTTTTACCTTTTCAGAAATAGGTGCTTTTTCTTCATCTAAGTAACTTGGTGTTAAAACTATATTACCTTCTCTGTTTATTTCTACAGGCATTGTTTCAGTAGAAAGTGTTTTTTCTTCTACTTCAAAATTTGCAGAAGCTTGAACCATTACATCTGATTCTTCGTTATCAGGATCTCTTTCATCTCCTATATCTTCTTCAGGCTCTTTGTTAGGACTTGCTAAATAATCTTCTTTTTTAGTTGGTTCAAGGTTTAGTGGTCTTAGGAATACTTCATGCTCATCTCCATATTCGAGCCCGACAGCTTTTCTAGCTTCGGCAACTGTTATCCAACCACCTGCTACACCTGTTTGCATTCTCTTAAACATTTCGCCTTTGTCTACATCTAATGCTCTTACTTCGCCTAAATCATATCTACAAACGACTTTATTATCATTTGTGTAATCTGCTTGTAATAGCTGTGCTGTAATTTCATTAGAAACGACTTGCCACAGAGGAATTAACTTCTGCTCAGTAAAGAATTCTCTTAACTCTCTAGTGTTGTTATAGGTAGCAGCTTCTAGACCTGCTCCTAATCCTGCAAGAATAGCAGGAACACCAAGAACAGCAGAAACTCTTTCCTCAGGCAATCTCCTTAGTTGGTTAAGGTTCAGTTGTTCAGGAGACCAAGATACAACTTTCACATCCATAGAACCTGAAAGTATCATCGGAGCACCCCTGTTCGAACCACCAAATTTTTGTTTATAGATTTGAGCTATAGCTTCAGCCTCGTCTTGGCTTGGACCACCCATAGCGTCATCTTTAGGAGATAAGATAACTCCAGGTACTGCCATGTTATGTAACAAAGCAGCTGCGTATTGTCCTGCAGCTTCGTCTCCTAAAATTTCTCTAAGGACTGCTTTTAATGGAGCGAATCCTTTCCTGTGATTGTTTGGATCTATTCCTTGTCGGATATGTACTACTTCTGAAGCAGGTAGTACAGAAAACTCATTAGCATTTATTGAGTTTGGATCTTTAACATAATATTCATAGTGAGTAATTAATTCTTTTTCATTTCCTCTTGGTTTTACATAATGAGGAATTAGTGGAACAAGTTCTACGACTCTTCCGCTTTTATTTCTGTTCTTTAAAAGATAAGCATTACCTTCAGCATTTAAAGCTGTAATCATATAACTTGCTAGTAACGAACCTGATGTGTAAGGATTAGGTCTATTAATAAGTTGAGTAACAGGATGATTGTCTAATACCTCGAAGTCATTTTCACTTGTCTCTCTGTAAACTTTTAATCTTGGTTCGGCAAAAGATGTTGTCAAAACATTGAGACATGCTACAACAGCTGAGTTTCCTGTTCCATCTCCAATTTCTTTTAACAGCTTATCAGGCATAAATCCTGATTGAGTGTTGTATCCGAATACTTGTGAATCTACAGAACTATTTTGTAAAAAACCTTTTTGCTCTGTAGTTCTTTGAGGTGGTGCTTGAAGATAATCTACAGCTCTTCTATAAAAACTTTTGTTTTCTGCCATCTAATACGCTTTCCAGTTAATTCTCTTATTCAAGTTTAATACTCCATACGCTAATGTATCAACTATATCGTCATGGGAACCCAATGGAAAAGTAAGAAGCTCTCTTTCAGCTTCGTGAACCCAATTTTCCATAGGATCGTCAGGAAAAAAAACCTGCCCACTTTCCATCTTAGCTGATAGTGGCATAGCTCTGCTGCGTTTGTCACGATCTGCTTTTAGCTCTCTTACTTGAATACCTTCTCTTTTAGCGAATTGAATAATAGATAACTGAAATCCTGCTCTTTCAATACCAATCCAATCGAGATTGTTTTTTTTGTAAAACTTTTTCATTGCAGGAATTATGTCAGGAGCTTCCATTCTTTTACGAAGCATGTCAGTAATGAATAATTTGTTTTCATTCTGATCATGAGCAAATGCAGTAAAGACTGTGTAGTCAGCAGTTTGCTTTGTTGATGTTGCTAAGTCTACAGTTGCATACCTAACCATATTGTCGAATTCATATAGTTCTTCATCTAGCTTGGCTCCTCTAACAGCGGGAGTGTAATATCTGAACCATTCAGGTCTAAAGAGTTGAGTACCTTCGTTTACAAACTCTGCTTCATACTCCTGGGCATAAGTAAGAGAACCAATTTCTTCTTTGGCACTTTCTAGTTCTTTAGGATCAATCGCAGGGTTATCAACAGTGGAGAATTTGAATCTCTCCCAATCCTCTCTAGTCTCAGCGTCTTGCCATAATCTATAGAACCAATTGTTTTGTCCACGAGGTGTAGAGATGAATAAAGCAGAACCTTTTCTTTCAGTTAAGGTAGGTCGAAGAACTTCAGTCCAGGTTTCTTCTTTCACAAAGGCAGCCTCGTCCATAACAAGAAAGTCAAGACCTTCTCCACGAAGTCTCTGTGGATTGTCAGCAGACTTTACTGATATGAAACCGCCATTAGGAAAAGAGACAATCATGTCTCCCATTTTTACTTCTGCACCCATTCCAGCTAAGTCATAGCCTGCCATCATAATATCTCGCCACCCTACTCGTG